GGGTGGAAACCTGCAGCAACTAATGCAAATCTAGATTTAACAGCTACTTTAGGAGCCATAGTTCCTTCAGCAATTGTTTGTACTGATTCAGCCATTAAGTAAGGCATAAATACAAGACCTGGACCGTTACCGTCACCTTTTCTACCAACTAATATAGTGTTGTATGACCAAGCCCATTTTGGGTTTGTATATACTTGTACACCTGCAACAGAACCAACTGGGTAAATAGCACCAGCAGCTTGAGTAGCAGTGTTAGCGAATGGGTTAGGTACGAAACCTGCAACAGATTGAATTAATGTAGCAACTTGTGGTCCTACAACCGCGTAGTTACCTGCACCTCTTCTACCTCTGTTTGCAATTAAGTTAGCAGCAGCTAAAATACCTGTTAATACTTTTCTGTGTTCAGAACCTTCAGTTTGACCACCCGCAGCTGGAGTAGTTAAATCAACGTCTAAAGAAACACCAGAAGCAGTCATGTTTGCGCTTGCTAAAGTTGAGATCTCGTCAATGATTAAATCATTAATAGTTTGTGTTAATTCGTTAGTTAAAACTGCCTCAACTTGAGCAACAGCATCAACGCCGAATTGTTTTAAATCTTGAACTTGTTCTCTAGTAACTGCAGCAGCAACTTGGTAAGTTTTTGCTTCAATTGCTTTAGAGAATAAAGAAAGACCCATTAAATTGTCAGCCGTAGATTCACCTGTAGCTCTGTCAAATGGTTGACCACTTGATTGACCTACGAATCCTGGGATATGATCTTCTAATGCAGCAACTAATTCTGCATCCGCATATCTAGATGCGATAGAAGTTTCACCACCTTGTGTATCTATCTCGTCTTCAATTCTTAAGATGTTTTTACCATCGATTCTTGAAGTACCTGCTAATACATCGTTACCTGCAGCTGCATTAGCTGTTTTGATGTATAATGGAGCTTCAGCGTTGTCTAATCTACCACCTTCGTATACGAAGTCTAAGTAAGATAAAAGACCCATAGGACCAGCCATTGGTACAACTGGAACTAAATCTAAACCGATTGTTTGTGCTGCAACTTGCATCGCTAAAGGAAGTAAAGTTGGAGCTTTGTCACCTGAACCATTTGCAGTACCTGCAGTACCGATACCACCAAAATCAGATGGAAGTGCAACTGCACCTATACCACCGATATTCATAGGACCTGGATTGTTGGAAAGTGACATGATGTTTGCGTCTTCATAAAGTTTGTGATTATGACAGTACTCAGACATCCATGCTAATTTTGAAGCATCATTGATACCAGTAGCGCTCTCGATAATTGGAGACCACGTTTCTCTGATTTCAGCTTCATTTATTAAATTTGCCATTTTATAAATTTCTATTTTTTGTTTGTTTAATTTCGACTTATTACTTTTGGTTTTCTGCTTCTGTCACCAAATCGTCGATTGTTTTATTATTTTTTAAATCTTTTTGCCATTGCTTCTTTAACACCTTCTAAGTTATAAGGAAGTGTCTTAGTCTCAACTTCTTTCTTTTCAGTTATCATAGCAACTTTTTCCATTACTGGAGCAGTTTCTCTAAGATCTCTTGTTTGCCAAAAATTTCTTACTTGATATTCAGTCTCTACTTTGTGAGTTCTTGACTGTGCAAGTAATTGATTTTTCTTAGCTTCAGAAAGATTTTCCCATTTTGCTTTATATTCAGTTGGCATTGCCGAAAGTACTAACGGCTCGTTAGCAGCTTCAACTTCTTTAGTTTGATTTTCAATGATTCTAACAATCTGAGATTCTGTTAAAAATCCTGAACCTTCAACTTGAGTTCTTACAGCTGTTCTTGCATCTTCATTTAATGCATTATACTTTTCAGCAGTAGATGAACCAACTAATTTAAAGAAATGTGGATCGTTGTTTTCTTTTGCTTTTGCAGATTCTAATAAAGATGTTAATTTATTAGATATTTCTGATTTATAAGATTCTAATGGATCATCAGCACCATCAGTACCTGAATTAGTAGGAGCTTTATCATCTGCTTCTTCGCCTTCAGCTTCTCTTTTTTCATCATTGTCAACTTCAGTGTGATCAGCTTTAATATCTTCACCATCAACACCTGCATCTCCGTCTTTATCTGCAACGCTACCTTCTCCTGAATTATCACCAACTTTTTCAAGTTCGTTATCAGCAGCAGCTTCGCCAGCTTCTTTAGCTGTAACATCGTCAGCTTCAACTACTAAATTTTCGTTGATTGACTCTGCAATGTAGTTAGCATATTCGCTAACGTTTTGTACGTTATCTTTTAAATAGTTAACATACTCAATAAGTTTTTCGTTTGTTTCTGTACCATCATTATAAGATTCAGCAATATAATTACTATAGTCTTTTAATTTAGTTACTGATTCAGCAATATGTTCTGTATAAGAAATTCCTTGATCAGTTTTCTCAGCAACATATTCTGCATATTGAATGTTTTGATCAGTTTTCTCTGCTAAATACTCTGAATACTGAATGTTTTGATCAGTTTTCTCTGCAACATACTTAACATATTCTGTTAAATTGTTTATTGATTCAACAATATGATCGTTGTGAGCAGTTACAGTTTTAATGTCTTCATTTGTAGTAGCAGATCCTTCAGTTGAAGTTTCTGATAATTCTGTAAGAGTAGACTTTAAACCTTTTATTTGCTCAGCCAAATACTTAGTGTAATTGTTGAAGTCATCTGTTTTTACAAATTCTTCCATTGTTTGCTCTTTTTTATTTTCGTTTGTTGTTTTATTATTTATCTCTTTTTTAAATACTTCATATATAAATAAGCTTTCATCGTTGTCAAAACCATAAGATTCATTAACTCTATTTAATTGTGCATTCTCAAATCCTGGGTCTGCAACTAAATCATAAGTAAATAATTGTTTGATTTTAACTTTACCGCCTTCTGAAACTTCTCCAGCAGCTCTAGAACTAATATGTAATGGTACACCAGCATCAACTAGTGCCTTAGCTTGTTTACCAGCATCAGTATCTAATAATCTGATTTTACCCATTACTTTCTTGTTTTCCTGATCATACCTTAACTCTTCGACAACGTGTGATACGTTTTTAAGAGAAATGTCAAATTGTTGAGGATGATCTAATTCACCAAGTAATTTAGAACCTCCGATTTTATCTTGTAACGATTTAATTTGTGGAAGATATTCATCTTCAGTATAGATCCTGTTATTCTTATTCTTAACATCAATCTCACCAAAAACACCTTCTAAAACATAGTCCTTTGTTTCTCCTGTTTGCTCTAAAACACCAGAAGATTTTTCAACTATTAATAAATTATAATCGCTAGGCTTATTTATAAGTCTATCCATTTTGTTTTTTTCTTTTTTGTATATATCTTTAACTAAAAGTCTTTTTCTTAAATATCAATATCTAAATCATCTCCGGCTCCTTCGCCATCGTCTGTAGGTTCTTCTTCCTTTTCAGCTTCCTTTTCCTTTTCAGCTTGTTCAGCATAATAGTCTTGATAGTCTGTTAACATTTGTCCCATTGTTGCTGTGTCAAATTTAGTAGAACCATATTTTTCATAAAAATAAGCTTTAAACTCATCTTCTGTTTCAGCGTTTAATATTTGTCCTAAAATTTCTTGAGCAGAGATAACATCTCCGTCAACTGTTTTTTGATCACTAACTTCAACTTTACTATCGTCACCTGCTTTAATAGAAGACAATTGGGCTTCGTTTAAAAATTCGTTATATGTTTTAAGTATCATAATAAATTATATATTCTTTTATTTTTTGTCAGCTTTAGCCTTTTTCTTTGCTAGTTGAGCCTTTTTCTTTAATTCAAATTCCTTTTTACTCATTAATAACAATTGCCTTTTTAATCTAGCCTTTTCTTCCCTAGTCTCAGCTGTTTTAATCATTGCTGCAATATCTTCCTTTCTTTTATTATGTCTAATAAGCTGTTTTGCTATTTTGACAGGCACTCCTGCAAATTTTTTAGCTATCATATACTTTACTGTAGCTTTATTAGGAGCTGCTCTTTCATTTAAAAATTCATTGTATTTTTTTAACACATTATTTAACTATTTTTACATTCCCATTCCCATTGGGTCTTCAGGTTCTGGCTCCTCTTCTTCTTGTCTATCAGTTTTAGACTTAGCAGCTGCATTGGCAGCAATATCATCTGGACTTAATTGTAAGTATCTATCAACTAAGAATTCCATATCAAAGTAGTATTCCTCTTCCATAGTTTCTTGATTCGTTGTCATTAAACTATCTCTCATTGTGGAAACGAATTCTAATCTTCTTTCCATGATTTCCATTTCTTTTAATGCAGCAAAGTCATTATCTCTATTATATCTTAATGCAACTTGAGTTTTAAATTGTGGATCTTCAGCAAGGTCTTTATATGCAATACACATTTGTAAATAAAGTGGCTTTACTAATATTTCTTGGAAAGCTGCTCTTAGTCTCTTTATAAATTTGCTAAATTTAATTTCATCTCTAATCATTCCATCAGCAGCAAGATTAAAATCTCCACCGCCGTCTTCATATAAGAATCTAGAATAAGGTATTTTAGAAACATGCTTAAGTTTATCTGAGAAATATTTAAGTGCTTCTGTATCTGATAATTCTGGTCCTGATGCATCTAATGTTTCAATCTCAGGGCTGTCGCCGTCTTTACTTGGTAACCAATATTCTTTATTAAATTGTAACATGGGTTTACCATCTGTTGTCATAGAACCAGACTCCCAATCAAAATCAACTACTTCTTTATATGAATTCATTAACTGTGCAAGTGATTGTTTTGCTCTTGTTTTAGATTTACCACCAACTGGTATAACAAATTTCATTCTATAAGAACTATTGGTCACTGCCCAAATAATTCTTGTATGTTCCATAATTCTTAATAAGTTAAAAGATCTAATAAGTCTTTCAACATAACTAACTCTACCTGCTGTAGTTATAGAAGAATAAGAAAGGTAAATAATTTGAGAATCATATAATTTTCTTTCTTTTACTGGATCGTCTTTAAATTGTACCCATACTTTTTTACCATCTTCTTTATTATAACCTGGAACTAATGTGATTGGATCAAGTTCTTTAAAACCTATAATTTCCTTTTGATCAGGAGAATAAATAATTTCAAATGCAAGATAACCGTCTGTTAACCATTTTCTAAAATAATACCAAGCCGATTGATCTGAGTTAAAGCCAAATGCATGATATATTTGTCTAAAATATCTGTTTAAATCTTTTTGAATTCCATCTGCAACCTCAACTCCAAGTATTTCAGGAGAAGCAAAGAAATTTTTATTATCATATACTATTGTTTCATCACATAATATATCTAAAATATCTTCTATTTCATCATTAATTGAAAATCTTCTAAGTTCTTCTCTTTTTACTTCATATTGTTGATCGAAAAAAGGAATATTTTTTCGCATTGTAGTATCGGCCATTGACAAGGCAGCAAATGCTGCATACATATCATCATTATCTAATCCCATTGGATTCATTTGGCCATAACCAAACTTATCTTCTAATGGACCTACTGCCTGAGACTGTCTAAGTATCATATCATCATATCTCATACCGAATGATGAAAGTAACTTTAATGTATTATTTAACCTAAATGGTCTTTTATTACTTAATGGACCATTTCTTGGATCCTTATCTGCAAAACCTGCCATAATTTAATTAATAGTTTTTCAATTTATATATTCAATTTTTTTTACCTGTTTCTAAACTCGTTCACTAATTGGGCATATGTGGTACCATTCAAGTCTGCAAAATCACAGAGAACGATCTTTGACCAATTTTCATAACTGACCACCGCCTGTCCAAGTTTTCTACCAGGTATGTATTGTCTAATAGCAAATTTATAACTTGCTAAAAAATTCTTTGCTTCTTCCCATCTAATTGAAAGTTGACTTTGTCTACGTGCATCATTTTTCTTGCCGCCTACAGATTCTCTTTTAATTTCACTTTCATATGCATTATAGATTCTATCTAATAATCTTTCTTTGACATCACTTGGAAGAAGATTTAAGTTAATGCCAATATCGTTATTTCCATCAGGATCAAGGGCCAATACAACTGGATTTGCATCATACCATGGTAATTCAGTTGCATATTTAGGATTATATCTAAACACATACACTTTACCTGGCTGAAACCTACCTCCAGTGGTTTGTACACTTTTTTCAGCTGCTGTTTTCTTTCCATTCTCATACCAACTTTCTGCAGCTCTTTTAGCTCTAGTCCTACCGCCTGATTCTTTAATTAATTCCTTTATGTCTTGTCTAACTCTTGCCATTATTTAAGACTCTTTTCTGTCATTACAACAAATCTAAATCCTCTTGACTTAGACCATTCCTGTGCATATTTATATTTATCTCTATTTTTAACGTACTGTTCTGCAAGGAATTTATAATTCTTTAATGCCTGTTTTGAATTTTTAGTAGGTGGTTCAGGCTTTACTATATGACTTTCAGGCTTAATCTCAATGAGACTTTCTTCAAAGCCTGTTTCTTTCTTTACCTTTATATAAAAATCTGGAAAATATGAATGTTCCTTTTTATCCATTGAACTCCAGTATTTTATTTCAACTGGCTCGCTTGACCACAACACAATATCCTCTCTATTATCGCACATCTTCATAAACTTAAGTTCCCATGAACTTCTGTATATTATAGGTGGATTGCCAGCATATTTTTTTGGATATACTGGATTATAGTAGCCTTGATTAAAGCCTGAGTTTTTTGTCGGTCTTACGTTTTTTATTGACATTATTAGATATTAAACATTCCGCCGCCACCGTCTTCTCTTGAGTTTGCAGAATTTATTCTATCCATTGAGATAGTTCCCTTTGTTTTATTTGGGTGAAGTTTATTCCAACCCTTTGCGTAACCTCTTTTTGCTATCTCCGTAAAGTATGCAAATGCGTTTGTATATTTAGGGTTAAAGTTTCTCCAATATTTTAATAAATCTAATAGAGCGAATTGCAAACAATCTTTTCTATCATCTTCATTTACATAAGTTAATCTATTAATTGCTTTCTCAGCAAGTAACTGTAACATTTTCTCTGCATCTCTTGTTAGTCTATCATCATCCAATGATTGTACAATTTGTGCATATAAGTCTTTATTGTTTAAATAATTCTTTTTTCTTGGCATCTTTTAAATTTATAGATATTATATAAAAAAAAGATCAATTGTTTCCAATTGATCTTTTTCTACTGTATTTGAGTTAAATGAGAGATTTGTAGTTTAACGTCAAATTTTATTTAATTTTTTACTAAACGTTCCATGTTTCCATGTCAACGTACTTATAACCATCGCCTGGTGAAAGTTTTTTAGCTATATCATCTAGTTCTTTTTTAGAATGTTTTCCAAAGTCTACGTACTTTCCGCCTTCCCATGTTTCCATTCTAGTAGTTGGTTGTTTATCATTTGCACCACCTGATCCTAAAATTACAATTGAAGCAGATTTTTTATTTGCTTTTACAATTTTACCAAATACGGTTCTACTTGGTGATTTTTCTGTGTGTTTTATATAATCACCTACCTTAAATGCCTCATTAAGCTGTATAAAGTCTTCAAATAGTTTAATGCGTTTCATGTTTAAATATTTAATTTTTTATACTGTTTCGCCGTCAGCTAATTCAACGTCTCTTTTATTTACCTTTAATGGCTTTTCATTTACGAATACTGTAATTGATTCATCTTGTCCAGAAGTTGTATATGCTTCAGCATCTATTTGAATTTCTGTACCTTCTGCAAAATCATCAGTTTCGTATTTAAGAGTTCCTGGTACATAACCATCTTGTCTAGTTACTAATTCTTCTTCAACATCGGCCTCATCCATAGGAGCTTCTAGTTTTTCTTGATCTTCTTCAGATTTTTCAGGTTCTCCCATTTCAGCTTCAGCATCTTCAATATCTTCAGCATCATCTTCAGTTACTTCAGCTTCAGCAACTTCTTTAGCTCCGTCTTCTCCTTCGTCGCTTGGTGCAGAATCATCTGCTTCTTCAGATTTAGCTTCTCTTTTCTCATCGCTATCAACTTCAGTATGATCAGCTTTAATATCTTCAGCTTCAACACCTGCCTCATCTCCAGCTTCTTCGTTAGTAGCTTCTGTTTCAGTTTCTTCAGTTGTAGCTTCAGTTTCTTCAGTTGTAGCTTCAGTTTCTTCAGCTGTAGCTTCAGTTTCAGTTTCTTCAGTTGTAGCTTCAGTTTCACAAACACATCCGTCTGTTCCACATTTTCCACAACCTTCGTCTACTTTTTCAGTACCGTTTTTAATAGCTTCAACCTCTTCTTCTAATCTTTTAATTTCACTATTGATTAGTGTATCAGCTTCTTTAATTTCTTGAATTGATTTGTCAGCTTCAGCAATAACTCCTCTTTGATCTTTTAAGAATGCTATCATTTGCTCTAATAAATTAATTTTCTCTAATTTTTCAGCAGCTTCTTTTCTTGCACCTTCTAAAAGTTCTTGAGTCATATCAGTTATTTCATAACCTGTTTGCTCTTTAACATAATCAAATGCAGCATTTGCATCTAATTTACCAAACTTATAAATCTTATTTGCTTCATTCATTCTATAAACAAAGAAGTCTTCGTTTAATTTCATAACATAACACTTAACGTTACCTTCTTCTATTTTTTGAGCAAAATCTAGAGATACAAAATTATTAATGTTTTGTGCAGCATATTCAAAAAGTTGAATTTTTGTTTTGTTTGTGTAATTTACAATACCTGATGCTAATAAGTGATTTGTTAAACTTTCAGCTAAAACCTCGCTATTGTTAACGAAAAAGTTGTTTGATTCTTTTACGAATCTAATTCTATTAATTCCATTAAACCATATTAAACCTTCATTAGTTAATGTAAAATTGTTTAATGCTAAAACAAGACTTCTAAACTCACCAGGAGCTGTAGTAATTTCTGCTTCAGTAGTTGTATTTTCACCAACTAAAAATGCTTTGCCATCTAATGCAATATAACTATCTCCTGATTCAGTAACGAATACAGGTGATATAATTTGTTTTGTAACTTGTGCCATTTTTAATGTATTTGTTTATTTTTATATATTAATTATATATCTAAGCCTTGGTCAATAGTTTCGTTAGTCGTTTTACCATCTTCTATATTATGAGTCAATTTAAACATTCTGTTTCCAACATGTCTCTCTGTATCAAAATCTATAGCTGGCATAGATGAATTTATATCAATACTAAATGTTATTTTATAATTACCCTTATCGTCAAAGGTATATTCAATAGGGTTTTCTTTACCATAATCGTCTGGCATCGCATAATAAGCAGCTAATCTGTATAGTCCTTCATCTAAATGTCCAACCTCAACATTGTATTGATTAGACTTATATAATTTTTTTATTAGCTGTTCAGTACACTTAAATATGTCTAAGAGACTACTCACTAATATTTCTATATCTACTGAAAATGTCATCGGAATCATTTCAAACTCGGCCCTGTAACCCTCTAAAAGACCTTGGTCATTCATTTTACTGTATTCTCCGATATTTCTTTTATTTACTAAACGAGCTGGATCAACTGTCATTGATGTAAGATTAACAACTCCTCTTGGTACTA